TCAGTTGCTTTCTTTAGCGGTTCACTTGCTAACCACCTATGTTCCATTTTAGCCATAACTCCTCCTAATCCCAGTTTGCTCTCTGACAATCACAATATCTAGGATACTTAGATGTACATTTTTCTGGCGGAGAATCCATTGCTATTATAGCATGTCCTCTCTGTACCTGCTCAGCCCAATAATCCTTATCTCTTTTTACCCTGAAAGTTTGTATATCTTGGTCATCCTTATTTTCATAAGAAATAAGCCCTGTGTTTAAGTTACGGGATTCAAGATACATTTGCACTTGAAACACATGTTCCTCTTTAGGCTTCCCCTTCAATGCCCGATAACCTTTAGAATTAATTGTTTTTAATTCCAATATAGTTAAACCTAGATTGATATGAGATACAAGGAAGTCAATCCTACCGGTAATTTTTAGGTTACCATCCGTAAAGGAGACTGGTACTTCACGAGCCTTCAGAATATTCATCTTCATGAGGTACTGTTCCATTCTATCTTCAAAGGTACCCCCGTGTTGCAGCAACCTTGAAAATTTCCCTGTTAGCTTTTTCTTAGGCAATCTGCCGTGGAAACTTGCCCAATGGAACCTATTGCATGGGTTACCAAAGGTAGAGGCATTAAAATGCCCTTCTACAGAGCCAAATCCCCATGAAGCGCAAGCATCCTCTAATTCTTCATTAAACCACGAGTCTATTTGTGCCTTGCGCTCTGGCTGTCCTGATCTAATACTGTTAATACTTGCCATATCTGCTCCTTTAACTTACTCTTTGTCATTGCGTCCACTCTAGACACTCGTTTCACTTCATCTACCGCTTTGCTCAAAATCACTTCTGTTCGTTTATCATCCGCTTTACGTAGGTGCCCTATAGCACCATCACATTCTAACACCATCTGCAATTCCGGTATATAGAAATCGGCTATGTAGTTAGTGTAGGGGATATCCCACTGTTGCACAAACCGTATACCATATTCCGTTAGTATGTCTGCCGTAAGTTCTTCTTGCGGCGTAAAATCTTTATATGGCATCTTCTCCAATATCTTCTTTCAACTGCTGGAACAAAGAGTCTTTTGCTTCTAGTAGGTCATGTAAGCCTTGAGAACCCATTACTTTCTCATCCTTGTATGTGTACCATGCTCCTGCTTGATGTATCTTCCCCTTAGCTAACCCTTCACGCATAAATGTTTCTATGAGATCAACTCCACCTGCTACCTTGAATGGTATAGAAGTCTTTCCCCATTGCTCCTCACTAAAGCGTCCTTTACGCATTCGTATGCCCATATCAAACCCTAATCTATTGTCATCCTTATCTTTTATCCATGCACCTCTACGTAATTCTAAGAATATGTGGGCAAAGAATACCTGTGCCCTACCACCGGGAACGTTTAGGTTTACCTCATATTTATTCGCTCCTAGATCATCCCTAAGTTGGTTGACTACGACAAGAATAGACCCATGCCGTAAATCATTGATAAGCTTAGGTATAGATTGATTCAAAAAACGTGATTGCCAAGCCATAGGAGTATATGATGCGTCATTCTCCAAGTTATCCTTCGGCATAAGTCCAGCAAGGCTATCTAGCACTACAATGTCCATACCTGACTGAAGGCACTCTCTGGTGGCATCTATGGCTTCTTCGCCGTTATAGGGCTGTAAGACACCTATTTTGTCCATCGGTACGCCACACCTTTCCATCCAGCCGGGGTTTACCGCAAACTCTGTGTCTACCCATGCTCCTGCTCCACCACGTTCAAGAACCTTTTTGGCTATTTGTCCTGCCATGTAAGATTTACCTGACCCTGACTCTCCTACTAATTCGGTGAGAGCTTTTTTAGGAATTCCCCCGCCAATCAACTCATCTAGATTTGGAATACCGATTGGAATCTTTTCAATTCTAAGAGATTCATCATCTCCACGCTTAAAATCAAACTTTTTATGATTCATCATAAGTTCCATTTTATCTTCCATAGATAAAGTCATAGTTTTTGCTTTAGCCATTATTTATTGCTCCCCCTAAGGTTTCCGGTTGAGGTATGCTTCTGCCCACGCAAAACAAACCGCTGCACACTGTATAACCTCTTCAAACATTTCAACATTTCGTTTTTCATACACTTCCCTAGCAACCTCCCCTACTTCTTCAGTTAGGATAACCGTCCAGAGTTCATCTGAGTTGTAGGTTTGATCACCCCATTTACCGTCCTGCCGTTCCCTTTCTGCCAGCACCGCTTCCAGTACTTGCGCTCTTGGTAATTCATTAGGCATTGGTCTTCTCCTGTATTTCCTCTAGCTGCTTATCGGCAACTCTCAACAACCCTTTAAATACCCTATCAATTACAGGACGACATTCGACTATCTGTTCCTCTATATCTTTTTCTGTGTCTAGGTCGTGTATACCTACACTTATCTTTGCTGAGTTATAGTTACCTAAGTTCAAGGTAAACGAAACTTCTTGTGATACTAATGCCATTACTTACTCCTTTTCGTGGTCTTGGTGGGGGTAGAAACTTTCTTAGGTTCTACACAGATATCTTCACAGATACACTGTTTTATGTTTTCTATTCGATTTTCTAGTTCCTCTACCGCCCCTATGAGGGTCACAAGTATGTTCCCAACCGCATCCCCCGTATTGCCCAATTGGTTCGCTTGTGCTTTCGCACTTTCCGTAATCATAGTTCCCATAATCAGTTCCTTTCTATTTTATCGTATATCTATTGTTTCGGCTACCATTTCGACTTTTTCTACCAGTTTGGTTTTCGTTGCCCATGAAGGGTCGCATATTTCTGTGTCAACTTCAAGATGCATTCCTAAACTATTGTCCAAGAGTAGTCGCTGTATGGTAGGAACTAAGTACATTTCATCGGAATGAATCTCAACTATAATTTCATCATGAATCTGTACAAGTAGATTACTCTTATACTTAGCCAAGAATTTATCAACTTCTATCATTCGCTCGGATAAAATCTCCGCACTAGTTCCCTGCACTAAATAGTTTACTGCTTTATACCCCCAATCCCTCTTCGGTATGTTATAGATACGCCCGTATTTATTACGCACCCACCCACGGGTTTGAATTGTGCCTACAACCTTATTGAAGAATTCTCGTGACCCCTTCATATTCTCAAAATACTGTTTCTTGTATTTAGCGGCTTCAGTAGGTGAAACCCCCATCTCATGCCCTAGTTTATCTTTACCTATACCATAAATAACACCGAATGTAATGCTTTTGGCTGCTTGCCGATAAAACTCCCAGTCCGGATGATCTTCTTTGATATTGAATGCAATTTTAGCTGTCTCAGAGTGAAAGTCTATACCACCCTTTTCCATCATAGCAAGCATCTCAGGTTGTCCTACGTACAATAAAAACATACGTACTTCCATTTGAGAGTAGTCAAAGGCTACCATATTATAGTTTTTACGTGGGACAACTATCCGACGAGCAGTTACCTGTGTAGTATCATCAGCTTTATCGCCTTCTAAGAATGCCCAAGCCTGTAACGCTTCTGGTGTCCACCCACTGGCTGACGCAAATTTATTCTTCACGAGTCGGTCTAGCAACTCACCTCGCTGAGCTTCAGACAAACCCTCTCCCCCCAAACCTGTAAAGTCTCTAGGGATATTTTGGAGGTTCGGGTTAGCTGACGAAAGCCTTCCAGTCACCGTCCCCCAATTCTTGAATATGGTATGCATCACATCTCTATCTGCATACGGCTCTATGTAAGTCGATTGTAGTTTGGTGAGGTTCCTATACTGCGCTATCAACCCCCCTAACTCACTCTGGCTCGCTACAAGGGCTTCCTCACTCCATGAGGGGTTCCCTTTGGGGGTGAACCTAGTAGGCTTGATGTTCAGCGTTTGCATCGCCCCTGTCACCGCCTTAGTGCTGCTTAAAATCTTGAATTCATACCCAACTAAGGCGTATATCTCTTTCTCTACTTCGGCTCTACGTTCTTCAAGTTTAGTGATGGCTTGCTTCGCATAGGAATTATCAATTTTTATGCCCCTATACTCCATCTTAAACAGAACTTTAGTGAGTTGGATTTGGAGTTGCCATATACCAACCTGCTTGCTGGTTTTTATACGCTTCAAACAATCTTTGAAAAGCTTATTTGTGCTGGATACATCTGTCTCACAATACGGGCCTAGCACATCATGTGGTGATAAAGAGAAGTCTTTATGCCACTTGTTGGTACGTAATACACGTTTTGTTTCTAAGTCATACTCTCCGTAGGATTCCCCGAAGCGTTTGACCAGCATATGGGTCAGCCCTAGTTGCCGTTCCATTGTAGACTCTGTAAGCCTACACATCACCAAGGTGTCTACCAACCTAAGGTTTGTTACATCCAGCCCGTCTTTTACTAGGAAATGGGCATCAAATTTTAAGTTATGCCCGATTATAGACTTCCTAGTGCCCATGAGTTCCATAAGTGGCTCTAAGAAGTCTATATCGAGATTAACCCCCTGTTGGTGTCGGAATGGGAAATACCATGTCTTATTTGACCGGTATAACCCCACCCCAACACCACAGAGTTGACTCCCTTCGTAGGGGTCTAGCCCGTTGGTCTCTACGTCTACGACCCAGTTTATGTCTTCCTTAGCTTCGGTAAGGAAGGTATTGAATTGTGCTTCGGTAAGAACACTAGCCATGTGGGTAGCTTACCAGTCTTCATCTTCATCTGAGGTCTTCCACGGAACCGTTTCTACCTGTTCTTTGCTTGTGTCACCAGACGGGGTGATAACTTCAGTTTCAGTTTCTTCTGAAGAATCATTCCCACCGTACTGTGAAACATAGTAATCCCAGACAGGCTGGAGTTCTTCTACTTCACCCTGTCTGTCTGATGGAACATCTACTTTTCTCGCAACTGGGGACAGGGAGTAAACTGTGTCAAGTCCTGCGCCTGTACGCTTTACCCGCAATACTCCTTGGTTTAGGGCACCCCAATCATCATATTGATCGACTAGCATGTTCCAGTATTGGTTACCTCTGCCGAAAGGAAGGGTGATAATTCTGAAGTCATTGACTTCTTCTTTATACGCCTTCTTCCCGCTAGGGGATACTATTTCTTCCCAATCATCTCGTCGTTGCTGGTTGTGAATAATATCAGACACAAAAGCCCACAATGCAAACTTATGGGAAGGAGAGCGACCTTCTGGTACATCATCCGCCATAGGCTTCTGGGTATCAGGGTCTACAAGGGTGTTCTTCCACCCACCCTCTGACTCATAGGTGTAAAGATACAATTCTTCTAGGTTAGGGTCATCATCCTCACCTGTTGCCACAGGGCGGAGGAAAACTTGATCTCCATCACGAAGCCAAATCTCTTTACGATCTCCACCTCGTGCCGCTGCTAAATCTTTCTGGCGACTGTTTATACTGCTTAATCCTGCCATTTTATCTCCTTCTCGTGTTACCACGAATAAGTATTATTTAGAACTTCCTCAAGTGCATTTGCGTCTTGTATTTCTTGTACATCTTTGACGTGCCGTGGAAGTTTTACATACTTAACGATACCATAATCCCTAAGCTGTGTCAAACCTTTTTTTGTTCCTTTCTGCCCTGCTTCATCATTATCTAATACTAAAACTATCTTACCAGCTTTTATATTTCTTAGCAACTTCACTTGTGCTGCTGATACCATCGCTCCTAACAAGCTTACTACAGGGTAGCCATATTGGTCAAGACTTATAGCGTCTAATGACCCTTCAACCACATATAGGGTCTTCACACGTTTAAGAAGCAGGTGTTGACCAAACAAAACCTGAGACTTCTTCATACCGGGATAGTAAAGATACTTAGGGTCAGCTACTCGTTGCCTAAGTACCCATCCAATCATCCTTTTATCTGCATCCCTGACCGGCAAGGCTAATCCTGCCTTATCATCTACCCCCGCTTCCCACCTAATGAGGCTCTCCTTAGAGATACCTCTCTTATATATCCACTTTGGTATTCGGCCTTTCTCAAAAGGAAACTCTATTTCTGGTAATGGTTTATCTTCTTCTATTCTCTCATGCTTAAACAACTCTGATGCTTTCGGAATCCTATACATACCATGTTGTTCGATGAATGTCCTAGCCTCACCTCTAGTGCTTTTCTTCATGAGTTGTACAAGCAGTTGAATATCTCCTGCCCCACAACCTGCAAAACAAATCCACTTACCTGTGTCCACATTTATGGAGCATGAGGGTCTACGTTCATCATGTAGAGGGCAGGTAATTTGGTACTCGCCCCCATCTATCGGGGGGTCAAGGTGTAATGCCCTTAGGATTTCATACCAATCATAATTTTTAATTTTAGGGGCTTTTCTAGAAATCATCTTCTATTTCTTCTATATCTCCAGAATCCACCATCCATCTCATAATAGTACCATCCATACTAAGATCACCATCACGATACTTCTGGAACTGTACCCCTCTCTTACCGGGCTGATCTTCTAATAAGGACATAGAGATAGCCACGTCACTGGCACGTATCAAAGCATCACCGAAGGCTACCTGATCGGCTCTAGGGGGTGTATTGAGGTTAGCAGCATCACGAGTCGCCTGTGTCGAGACAATTACTACTATATTTGAACTCATGGCAAGATTCTTCATCCCATAGAATAGGTTGTGGTTCTTCTCCCACGACGCAGACCCTGCCCCACCCAATAAGTAAATACCGTCAATAACCAGCACTTCGGGTTTATGTTTCCTTACCAAGTTAGCAATAGCTGGCATGGTAATCGAATCCTGCCCTACAATGTGATCACAGGTCAACAAATTCTTAGAGGAAGCTTTTTCTAAATACTCCTTATACTCTGCTTCCTTGATTTTATCGCCAGTACGTAACGCCCTGTGACTAAAGTTATACCCCATTGAATGCCCCATAACCACGTCCATACGTAAGTCTATTTGGTGCTGAGGCATTTCAGTTGATACTAACAGTGTCCGCTTTCCCTGTTGGACAGCAAGTTGAGCCATCTTTATGCACATCCATGTCTTCCCCACCGTGGGGCGAGCAAAAATAGAGATGAGGTCGGCGGGTTGCCACCCCAGACCACTACTATTAATAGTGTCGAAAGGGGTTGTTACTCCAAGAAGCCCTTTACCGAACTCCCTACGCTTTGCTCTTTGTTGGTACAAATCAAACCTATCAAGTTTACCCGAATTATAAGCTTGTACATCATCATCTAGAGCAATATCTAAATCATCCAATTGCTCTTGTATACGGAGTAACGCCTTCCTAGGGTTCTCGTCTAGCACTTCTTCGTTATCTTGAAAGGTGGAGAGTATGTCCCTGTACAGTACAATCTCATTGAACTGGTCTACGGCATACCTAAAATCGGTTTTTGATCCTGCCTTATCAAGCTCAGGGAAGGTTTTTGCCAGCAATTCCTTGTTAGGCATCTCCCCCATGTCATCATAGTATTCAACAAGGAAGTCATATGCTTTCCTATGCCTAGAAAAGCTTGAGGGGGGATGAATAAACTTTTTGAAGTTGTCTACGTTTAGGAGTCCAAAAATTACTGAGGACTCAACAAAATTAAAATCTCGTGGTGCCATATATCTCCTATCTCACTGTGTGGATAACACGATTGTGATAGTTATGAATATAACACGTTATTCCGGTGCTGGCAACTTCTGTTGCGATTTTTCTTGCCTGATTAAAATCATTTCCGACATAAACAGAAAACATAGCTTTATCTTTGTGGTAAATTACATTAAACCAACCGTCTTTAGGGGCGGCAGTTTCCGTTAAACTATTTAGTTTCTTGGCTCCAGAGTTTGGAGACTTCTGATGTTGACGGTTCGCCTTTCTTTGTTTGGGCATTTCTAAACTTCTCCAATTCTTTTAATAGCTTCTTTCGCTTCTGTTCTGATTCTGGGTTGGGAAACCACTTAGCTTCATACATAAGATATCTACTCCACAAAGTCTTGATCTTCTCGTTACCTCTTATACTTACATACCAGTATAGGTCTGGACGATCAGTATTGGGTTTATAATAGTCAAATCCTGCAACAAAATATTTTATGTGGACTGTTCTATCATTGTTGGCTATACATGTTTTTATAGCACATAAGATTTCATGGGTATCATATTTAGCCGTTAAGGACTTTAGGGCTTTAAGTTCAAGCCCAAAGAAAGTCGTAGAAGTGTAGGCTCTACCAAACTTTGCTTGGTACAAGACAGCAAACCAATCAAAGAATTCTTTACTGGTGTAATCATCTATCTTTTTGCCTTTTTTGACCAAGTTGTTCCCTTACTTTCTGCTTAACTTGTTTATTAAGTCTGTACACCCCTTTAATGTCTAGGTATTCCCCTAATTCTTTCATGGAATACCCCTGCATCCTTAACCTAATAAATTCTTTCTCCATACATGATAACTGAAGGTTAGCAAGCATGTCAACTGTCTCTACATCTATCGTATGATCTGAGGTAGCTTGTAGTTTAAAATCAATGTCGTCCGTTATTCCAACGGTCGGCATAGCTCTGTAATGTTTTGAAGCTTTTGTGATTAGGGTACTTGCGGTATTCATTAATGTTTTATATAGGTACGTATGGAAGATAACTCCTGAGTCTTCTCTATACCCTTTCGCAGCCTTCATTACACCTATTCGTAACTCTTGAACAATATCTTCATAGTCCATCCCTATGACGGAGACATTTCTAGCTACTTTATGTACTTGTGGTTCCCACTGTTTAATTAAATCGTCATCAATCTTCATACGCACCATCGCTTTCAATCATATTGTCTTTTCTAAAGCATTTAATAGTGCAATATGCATTCTTGGCACCCTTCCTTTTCTCTGCTATAATTCTAGCACGTTTCCTATAGAAAAGCAAGCCACAATAACCACATTTTAGCTTTATGTTGTAGTGTTGGAACCTATGTCTGCTGGCACAGAAAGTCTTGGTGGATTCAACGGTGTTAGAACAATCAAAATACTTACAGTATTTGGCTTTCTGTAGGCGATGTGGTGTAGTCTCAAGCCCCTGTTCTACTAGAAGCTGGTATACCCGTTGATAGGATAAGCCCTTGTAATTCCGTTTCTTGTTTAGGAGAGCGGTAAGTTCTCGTATACTGGCGTAGGGATACCGGATGCGAGCCTTACGCACATGTAGGGCGGGGCGCATTTAAAAATCATCTGTAGAAAGTTGACTTTTTTCATACGCTTTTACATGAGCAGTTACTTGGGCTTTCCATTTAGCTGCTAGTTTAGTTGCATCTACAGTCCCCTCATCCTCTCTAATAAGATGCGAAGATGCCGCTAAAATTCTAACCCACTGTGCGTCTGTAAACGATACTATTACGTCAGGCATTAGTTTTTCTCCTTTAATTCTTTAATCTCTGCTGATAATTCTTGAACTGCTTTCATAAGTATAGGGATAAATTCTGTATAGCTCGCACTATATAAATTATTTTCTATATTATATTTTATCCCTGCAAAATTGTCTAATGAATCTATACCATAAGTTTTTAAAGTATCTACGACATCTTGAGCTATTATTCCGTAGTGCATTAAAGTATCCACGGTTTCATCTTTCCACTTGTACGACACAGGATTTAAATCATTAATAAAATCTAATCCCAAATTGGTAGGTTGAATATTATCTTTTAGCGTCCCGTCGGAGGATTCGTATAGAGCATTAGTTGAGTCTATGTCACGAGTATATATAGCATTCCATCTTCTGGTAGAACTACCTAAAACATGGACATGATGCGTTTTAGGATATATAGACGCAGTGTGGAGGGCAAGACCAATCCCCACTGATCCGGGTACTGATAATTGTACAGTGCGAGTACTCGCCCCGGTAGAATTAGTTATGTCAAACGTATGCCCACCAAAGTTTACCGCAAGAGTCTCATCGTCTGAATATCCAACATGGCCCGTAGCTATATGGTAAAAACCTGTGCCTGTATCGCCGCTATATACGAAGGTGGGTAAAGATTCACTACCAACACCTGCAACATGATAACGACTGATTATCGAGTATATTGGGTTATTCCATCCAATGTAGGGGTAGTTATCGTACCCCGAATCAGACGAGTACCCTACTACAGGTTCAAATACAAGCCTGTTGTTAGAAGCATCCCCCTCACTATACATAGTCCAGAATGACGACCGTTCTGTTGCTGCTGCGGGAGTGCCACTATCT